TTTGCAATTTGTTGACGAACTTCGCCCCCATCCCGCATTCCTTTTACAGTAGCTTTCTTAGTATTGGAAACCACTGTCTTGCCTTTACTTCCGGCTTTTTTCTTTTTACTCGCTGTTGCTGCTCGTTCTGCTTTAGTCAAAGATCGTGCTTTGGCTTCTGGCAAGCAACGGTCTGGATTCTTTTTGTCTGGAGAAGTACCGCATTTCCCAACAATATTGCCTTCGGAGTCGATACGAACCCAGTTTTGGTCACGCCATTTCTTTAACTCACCCATTAGCTTTTCTTCTTACTGCCTTTGGCATAGTTAGGGTCTTTACAATACTTAGAAGCGGCCATGTTGGCATATGCCGAAGGGTATGTGTCGAAGGTTCTTTTTGCCCACGCTTTACCCGCAGGGCAAATCTTACTGCCTTTGCTTTTTTTAGACGCAGCGCCACCTTTACGGTAATACGTCAACCCTTTGGGCATGTCTCCGCGTGTCATTACCATGCTTTACAAGACCAATACCGGGCGCTAAATTTATCTTTGGCAGTATCGCAATTATGGCGTGCCCTAAAATTAGAACGTCTAGCGGGTTGATCTTTTTTAATAGACATCTTTGGGTCCCCAAAACGTACTATCTTTATTTCACTACCTTTTTTAGCCAAAACTGCACTTTTCTTAGGTTTATTAGGCGTTCTTTTAGGCTTGTTAAAACCCGAAAAGGTTTCACCTCGATACTTTATACGGCCAGAAGGGGTCCGTGTAACGTCTTTAGTTGTCGCCATTTAATCACCTATGCTATGCGTGAAAAACAGTTAAGGTTAAAAAAGTTGATACGGTGTATTGCAAGTATATACCGTCAGTAAACAAAACCCCGTTTTCTGGGATAACTACGTCTCTAGTTGCTGTGGCAGATGCAACAGAACTTATTTTTAGTAGACTTGTACCTGCTGTTGAGGTGTTCAAAAAATCAACCGTTCCAGCAGTTGCAGTGCTTGTTAAGTACGCGCCCTTTAGCCTAGACCTACCGGCAAAAACAATATCTGAAGAGTCGCCACTGATACCAGCCTTGACGGTTCCCGCAGGATCTCCTACAGCGGTTATACTTGCAATCGTAAGGAAAAATGCCGCACTTGTAGCAACACCTGCGTTAGCACCCGTAAGGGATTCTGTCTGCGCAGTGCCATTAATGTCGGTTCCAACAATCGTAAACGATATGCCTGAGTCATTGCCGCCGGATGTGATGGTTAATTTTCTTGCGTTACTCAACGTGACAGAACCGCCACTTGCCAATGCTCCACCGATTACTAGCGCCGCATTATTCGCTACTTGCGCCGAAGCTGAAATGCCATCGTCATCTGCGGCAAGCGTATCTGCGGTAATAGTTACCGCAATTACATCGGACATACCCATAATCTTCTCCTAAAAAGAAGGGGCGTTGCCGCCCCTTAAAAGCTTACAACTAAGCATTGTATCCGAAGAATTCAATAAGGATCTTGCCTGCGGTGTAGTCTGCGTTAGTTGCCGCACCTGTTACCAAGTACATAAACTTACCAGCAGCCGGAGGGACAGGAATACCAAGAACAGAACCAGCGGCTAGGTCGCCAGAGTTCAACATTTGAACTTGATTAGTTAAAGATGTAATTGCAGCATCTTCAGCACCTGTTGATTCATCGGCATACCAAAGGTCGATGTCTGGATCGCCGCCAGCAGGAGTTTCTATGCAGGTAAGCTTACCGCCTAGAATCGTGCCGTTTAAGGCTACGGTTGTAGTACCTATGTTGGAACTAGCAGTGCCCGCTTTACCAATGATGTCGCCGCTGCCAGAAGACGCTAGGCCAGTAAGATCCATAAGGATGCTTGTGTGCCACATGCCACCAGCTTGAGTAACAGTAGATGCATAGATAGTGCCGGTTCCGGTAGTAATACCAGTGCCTGCTTCTGGGCCTGCATTGCCTGTGAGTGTTGTTACGCCAGTTACACCAAGGGTGCCGCCTATAGAAGCGTTAGTGCCGTAAGTAGAATTAGTAGTTACCGCGCCGGTTGTTGCGCTTTTGGTAATATCTGAAAATCCGTTCTCTGAGCGTACTGCTCCAGTAAAAGTTGTATTCGCCATGATTATCTCCTGTCGTGGCTAATGTCAGATACGGGATGTACCTGTCAGGGATAAGACAAATATACACAAAAAGAAAAGGGGCAACAAGTGCCCCTTTCTTAATAGCTAGCTCAAAAGAACTAGGCTCCGGGTGTGCCGATAACGGAACGCCAATCAGATACGCCGAACGAATAACGTTCGCGTGCCTTGAAGCGCATGTTACCTGTATCAAAGTCACCTTCCATCGCAGTTTTGATGGGAGTTCTTTGAAACAATTTAAAGCCACTTGGAGCGTCAGTCTTTATGAAGTATGCGTCTGTGTCCGTAAGGAAGTGGTTTACAACCGCTCCTTCTGGAAGCATTCCCATAGACTTCATAGCGTTGACATCGTTGTCAGCCGTGCTTGATCGCAGTGTAGAGTTCATAACTCTTTCTGCAATAAATTGAAGCTCTTTAGGAATTACTAACTTCATTCCACGAACTGCAATCTTTAAGCCACGCTCATCGGTGAAGCCTGCGATATCAATTAGCATCTGCTCAAGAGATGTTTCGTTGAGATCGGCGGCTACGGCCAATACGTTTGACTGATCACCTGAGATTGACGGGTGATCTGATGCACACAATGCCGAGCCGTCACCGATAGGCGAAGCAGTGCTGAACGCATTGTTCAGTACGCTTGCTGCGCGGATTTGCTTGGTTTGTGACATAGATCGTGCCAATGCACGGGTGTAGCGTGCTGCCAGCTTGTCGTAAAGGTTATCTTCAATAGCTTCCTCAGTGATCGAAAAGGCTAGTGCAATAGTTTCATGTGAGTAGCGTGCAGTATAAGTCTCCTGCGCTTGGTCAAATGAAATTGAACCACCTTCAGATTTAACTGGGGCTGTACCAAAGCCAGAAAGCATCACTTCTTCTTCAAACGCTCTGTCCGAAGACTCTTCGTCAAAGATTTCAGAATGCTCTTGGTCGTATCGATCATACTCTAAGCCGAACAAAGCGTTTAGGCCGGGTTCAAGCTCTTTCGCCAGTTGGGCGCGTGTAATAGGCATTGAATTTCTCCTACCTTATATGCCAGTTGTAGTGGCTGTAGTTTGTGAATCGAATCTCGCATTCGGAGAGTTATAGTGTGCATTTAATCGCACAATCAAGCCAATCCCTGCTGAAGCAAAATCACTGTTAGCATCGTCATCAACGATACCCATGATTTTCAACGGCAGCGTAGCTGTAGTTGCGATTGTAGACACGCCTAACGCCGAGTTAGAGCGACCTGTGTCGGTTGAACCGGTTCGAGCAGAAGTGCCAAGACTAGCATTAGCGAATACTGCCGCCAGAGCAGTAGCTCTGTTGGTAATAGATGCGTCTGTAGCGACTTGGAAAGTTTGCATCGGATTATCTGCAACGAGTGCTTTGACAGGAAAATTCGTGTCAACGCTTACGCTGTTAGATCCGGGCCAATAGTTAAGGAAAGTGGGCTTCTTAGTTACAGAATCCACATATTCAACACCAACTAATACACCGAGGGCTTGCGTAGTGCCGCCATCAGTTGCGCCTGCTTGGGCAATTACCCCAGCAGCTAACGGAACAACGATGCCATATTGAAATATAGCGCCTGTGTTATCCGAAGCGATTTCGTATTGAGTTAGACCATTTGAATTTGCGGCTGCTCCTACTAGTCCAATAGGACGAAGCCCGTAAGCAGTTTCTTGATTTGCCATTTAATTGCTCCTAAAAGCGTTACTTACGAGGACCACCAAAAGTTACACGGGATTGACGTTCTGGTTTGTCAATCACCATAGTCGAGTGTGCATTTTCGCGAAGAATGTCCGTTTCAACCGCTTCTATCTGATCTGCGCTCTTCCGTTGGAAGTACTCAGTTCTTTCAGCTACGGTTTCTAGCGGTATTCTTGCTAGCAACAATCCGCCTACACCAAACACGCCTTCATATTTCCCTGATTCTATAGTAGGTGCCTCAAAATCGGGATATTCATCGCGTCTGACTAGTTCATAGCCTTCTCTAATACGAGCAGAAATATTGGTGCGGTCTTCAAAACCACGCACTTCAGCACGTATCCAACGATGTTTATACCCTTCTGGCGCAGGGGGCGCGTCTAACTTAGACGGTGGACTCCAAGGCGTTCTTCTTGCCTGTGCAGCCCGTGATGATTTAGCGCGGGAAGTTCTCTTGATAGCTTCAATTTCATCATTTTGATTATCTGTCATTGTCCTTCCTTCACGTACTTAGCGTACTCTTCGAGTGGCACTCCCAATCTTTTTGCAATGGTAACTTGGCTCGGGGAGAGACGAACCTTTTTACCGCGTCCTGTTCCTTTAGAGCGAGATACTCCCGCTACAGTTTGTCCAGAACGATTTTGTCTTGTTACTTCTTCATCCGGAAACCGGTGAGGAAACGCATTTTTCATGCGAGAATCTAACGCATCATAGTAATCATTACTAGCTGGGTCAAACCCTTCTTCTTGAACTAATTTCTTGTGCAAACCAAAGGCTGCAAACGTCATTGCGTCATCTTCGCCAAACCAATCGTTTTTAGAAGCCCATTCTTCGGCTTTTTGATCGGGTGCGGCTTGTCGAGGGGCAGGTTGGTATTGCGCTTGTGCGGCTTGTTGTTGAGCGTAAGCTTGTTGCTGCTCCGCCTGTGCGGCTTGCGCCGCTCTACTTGCTTTAGCTTGCGCATGTTTATCCGCAGCTAAAGTCAATTGAGTAATTCTTTCTTGAGCCTGCATCTGGCGATCTGTATCACCGGTTTCAATAGCAGACTTTAATTCATCTTTAGCTCGGGCTTGTTCCGAAGTAACTCTATGTCCGTACTCATCTATGTAGCTACGGTCTAAAGTTTGAAGCCTTTGCTTAACATCCGTGTTTTCAGCTTGAATGTTTTGAGCATAGCGTAATGCTTCTTCACGCTCTCTTTCGGCTTCTTTAGCTCTTTTAGTAAGCTGGTTGATGCGTTTTTGAACTGAGTTACTGTATTTCTCATGTTCATCGTCGCTTTCACTTTCCAATACTACGTTCGGTGTACTGGATTCATCCGAATCTTCCTGCTCTAAAACCACATCTTGAGCTTCTTCTGTAAACTCCAGATCTATCTGTCCATCGTCGGCCTCATGGGCCTTTAACTTTTCACTCATCTGCATGTCCCTTAACTATGGTGTATATCGTTAGGATCAAGAATTGTGGCTAAAATCTCATCATCATTGAGAATTCTAACCTCGCTGCCAAAGACAGCGGCATCTTCCCCGTTCAAACGGAATCTAGAACCGGCGTAACGAGCAAAAATTACCCATTTTCGTTCTTCACACCACGGCCCGCGGGGGTACTTTTCTTTATCTTCGTAGGCATCTGGCCCAAGTTTAAGAATGTAACCCACGTTAGTTTGAACAGCGTCTTCTTCTAAAGTCTTAGTATTTAACAAAATACCGCCTTTACTTCGTTTCGGTGCTCGAAACGGCATAATCAAAATCCGCCAACCTGTTGGTTGAGGAAGTCTTTCAATTGCACTTGCTGTAATCAAAGTGGGGTCTAACACGCGCTCCTCTTCGGGAACGTATAGCTTGGATAAATCCAAGGGTTCTTTACTTTCAGACATCCATATATTCCTGTTTGTCTAGCATTTCAGAGAGTTCTACAAGAACGTAATCACAATTGCGGATTTCGCCCATGCACTCCCGATAATGTTCCATATCTTTAACGCCACCCTCTGACATAAGTTCAGAGATCTGGCCCTTGCGATCAAGCAGCGTCTTACGAACAAACTGCACGATATCGATACCGTCCATGCTAATTATCCTTAATTATCTGACGATATCCGATATTGTCGCTTCTTTTATATGGGAAAGCAAACAAGCAATGCCTTTAACAGCTTGTGTAACGCCCGCCACGCTCCGCAGCACCCATGCCCCTCTTAGTGCCTCGGGTAATCTTACCCATCATGGTGTTAGGCGTTTTTTCTTCCTTTAACTGAGCGTATGGAATACTGCCTTGGCCTTTGATTTCTGCTTTGTTCACAGGCTTAGGCGGCTCTTGGATTGGTCCGCCCATTATTTTAACTACTCCGGTCATAAATCACCTTTTTGAGATTGTTGTTTTAAAAGTTCACGCTGCATACCCGCATCTATACGTGCCGCAGTCATGTTTTCTTGGCTTTGTAGCCGTTGTTGGAACTGAGCTTCTCTTTGAGCAAGTTTCTCACGGTCTAGTTGAAGCTGTTGCTCCTCCATAGCCATGTCATTCTGCTCTTGTTGCGATTTAAGCTGCAACTCTTGTTGCTTCAATTGAATCAACGGATCAGGTGCCTGCTCTTGCCCGCCACCTTGTATCTGCTTTCCAAGCTCTACAAGCTGTTGAGTGCCTTGAGCTACAAACTGCGCCAACATAGCTTGATACTGCATGTTTGTCGCAGGATCTTGCAACGCTACGTTTGGGTTTTGTTGAGCAAATTGCTGGTCCGCCTGCTCTTCTGCCTGCAACTGTATGTGGTTTAACAGGTGTTTTTGCATGGCTAGCTGCACATTCGGCATCTGAGACGCAGATCCACCCGTTATAAACAACAAGTGCGATTGCATGTGCGCCATGTGATTCTGCCCCTTAAAAGCCTGTAAAGCCCCATTTTCAAGCGCATCTATGTTTTCTTGCGCCGGATCTTTAGGTGAAATCTCATTTGGCGTGTCTGAAATCAATATCATGTCAGTGTTTTTAACGCCCAAGGCATCATAAACACGGCGATATACTTCCGGAATGTTGTGTATATCCGGAGCCTGCATAGCCATTTGAAGCTCTGTCTGAGCTAAAGCAATACGCTGGCTTTGAGAAAAGATGTTCGGGTCTGAAACAGGTAAAACATCTACCTTGTCATCAAAATCCGTTGCTTTTACGGTAGATTCTGCCCCCGGAACATCATACGGATAGACCGGAGGAAGGCTTTCTTCCATCACCCGCGCCAAAATCTTAAACTCAGTCTTCATCGCATAATGCAAACGCTTGTGTATTGCGCTCATTACACGGCTACCCTGCTCCAATAACGCAACAGTAGTGCCGACAGCCGCGTTTTGGTTGCCATCACCTACTTTCATGTCAGTTATGGTGGCAAACCGCTGTGCAGCGTCTACAACAAAGCCTAATAGCTGGTATAGCGTCTGGTCTGGCCCTTTGAACGGTAACGGCATCAAGCTGTCACGTATTTGACCGCCCGGAGCGTCTACATCCCTAAATTCACCCGGCTGTAGCGGCGTATCATCGTCCCTGATCCGCAGGCCGCGTGCCTTAAAGCCCGCAGGAAGGTTAGATAGCGTACCCGCATCAATCAATTGCCGCAGTGCAGCAGTCGCGGTGCGCGATAAACCACCAATAGTATGGATCAAACCTAAGCCGTAGAAACCAAAGCCCGGAAGAAACTTGTAGTGAACAAAGTATTGAATCTTAGTAGTTAACGGGTCTTCTTCCTGATAATTACGTCGAATAGACAAAACTTTGTTGTTTTCTTCACTAATAGTGACGATATACGGCACTTTAATGCCTGTTTCTTCACCATCTTCGTCTTGATGCTCATAGCCCGCTAGGTCTAAGTCCGCGTGAAACTCTAAAAGCGTGCAGTCGTAGTCCACATTAGAAGAACTCATACCGTCTATGTAGTCCGTTTCTTCCGAAATGCTTGAAGTACCCTGCTGAGACGGTAAAACAGGAACGTCTCTATAGAAACCACTTACCTGCTGCTTGCGCAAATCGTTTAAAGAAGTACGAACAACGTGTGTTACACACGGGCAAGTCAACAAATCGGTTGTTTCATACGGTACAACAAGGTATTCCGCCGGTACAAACTTGCTTACAGGACGGCCCAGCGTGTCATCAAAGTACACTTTCTTAAACGTGCTACCCGCCAACGGCAAGTTAAACAACATCTGGTCAAATTCTGGTGTGTATTCTTCCATTACGTTAGTAATGTAGTAGTTCATAAAGTTTTTAACGCGAGAAGCCTGCTCCACCTTAGCGTGAGTCTGTGACCCGAGAACCGCGGTTCGTACAGGGCCGTCAGGGGGTAGTAGCTCATTGAAGGCTTGTGCTTGAAACTGTACAGCCGCTTCGGCCAACACGGGGTGTGTGACACCGGTAGCGCCTCTAAACGGCATTGTGCGCTCTTCGTACTTGAACCCCAGTAGCTCTAGGCCGTTGGAATACGTCTCTTCCCAATCTTGTCGAGATGCTTTGTTCGAGGTGTACTGAT